CGTATTACTCTTCTTGGTTGAAGCCTTGTCTCCTAAGAGGGGCCGGTGTCGGAATGAGTGTGAGAAAGGGGCGATCCCCCTACTGTCTTGAATTTGCGAATTTGGAAATTTCTCTGAATGGACAGCTTGGCGTCGGCCAGAACGCCCGTGGCCCGTCTTTCGACGGGTCGCACTAGTAAAATATGCTCCTGGTATCAAACCGTATACGGAGAGGTCGTGTGATTGTGACCCAGCACTCGGTCTTGTTCAGACTCAGCGCTCGTGCAGTTGTGTTTGTCGCGCACTACCACAACTGTGTGGGAATGGCCCGGCTAGCGGTAACGTATCCGTCGAAAGACGTGAAAGTTCCAACACCCGTGGTAGTAATCTGCATGCTCGATGTACCAGCAGCCAACACAACATAGCTAATGTTGAGGATGGCGGTGGTTACCGAAGCGGAAGAGACTCCCACTAAAAAGTGATTCACATAAGTGAAACCCGGCGTGATATTAACTGGAAGACTGACCGCTGGTACGACAGGCAATCCAGAATACGTCACAGATACTTGAAGATTAAGTACCGTACCGGCTTGGAGGAATGGGAAGGCGAATCCCAATACGTTTGCACTCACTAGATTACAGACAGTGCCAAGGCTCGTATTGAAGTTAGAGATCACGGAGGCGGCAAGAGTTGTGGCTCCACCGACTACGAAATGATCGCTACCCAGAACGAGTGGATTGCTGTAATTAGGCTTACGAAGTTTGATTTCGTAGTGCATCCACAGTTCGCCTAACACTTGGCTGGCTGTGGGACAACCGACAGTGGCAATTGTAAAATTGCCAAAGTCAGTCCACCGGAGGTCTCCGATTACCGCTCCAGGGCGGATATACAACTTGTTTAGAGTTGTTTTATCTCGGGCACACTCAACGGCGTGGAAGAAAGTGGTACTAGGTCGCGCTGACGCAGCAAACTCATAGTTCTCCATCTGCAGTTTGTTTGCAAAAGGAGCATCATACGGGTCGTACTGTGTGGCCATAATGACCGTTCCAAGGGCTGTATTTGCACCGGTAGCCATACCGGAGGAAGTGCGATACTCATACACCAGGCCCACAACTTCATATTCATCATAAAGTTTGGCGATGCTAGACAACCACGGATCAAAAGAGACTTGTCCGGGCTGAATGGGTAACACTACCGTGTTGAAGACAGAGGGCGCTCCCGTCCCGCTGGTTACGTCCGATATAAATACCGAACGCCTGAAAACGTCTGCCGCGTTGTGATCGCCCAGAATTCGGGTGCCCACCATTGAGTTACTGGTGGGCTTGTAAGATCCGAATCCGAGTAGGTCGCCGAGACCTTGGCCCATCTTGGACCCGATTGCTGCGCCTCCACTACCACCCAGGTAGGAGCCAGCCATGTGACCGATGGTGCTGAAGAGACCCTTGGCATAGTGTTTCTTCTTCGGTTTGTTCTTGGCAGAACGTTCAGAACGCATATCATGCAAACTTTTCCGGCCGCTAGATTTAGGCGGTCCTGGATTGGTTTCAATACCCACGAGACGAGGCGCGGGCACTGATTTGTGCGTACAGTAACACTGCACGTGCGTGAATGAGTTCTCGTCCATTTCCTCCACTACGATAGTGGGGTTTAGGACTTGAGTCCCGAGTTCTGGAGAAGAAGGCGCTTGATAAGTGCGTCTAATACCGACCAGGGGATCGAGAGATTGTGCTTGCTTAGGATTCAGAGACGCAACACTCCGTTTAGCATTAACGGATGGTTGTGAATTGTCTCTTACTTGCGGGACGATGGACCGACTCCTAGTGAATCGGTCGCCATCGTGGGGTTCTTGCGTGGGCCCCTGCGCGTTGTTGTAGTTTGTGGCAAACAGTGTAGGAAGGGTAGTTGTTTAGACAATCCCTAACAGCAAAATGATCTTATCGCTAAAAGGTGCAAAGAGTATCGCTGATGCATAGCGCCACGTTTTAAATCAAAACGTAGAAAATTTGGGAATTACTTGATCTGACTATGAGGTCATCCAAACTCCAATAGGGACCTGACGGTCCTCGGAGTGAGGGACGGAGCTTTGTTCCCCAAAAGCTGCGTCGATCCACACCATCGACAACGGATTATCTCCGAGTCGAGGCGTAACACCCCACCGGCGGTGTTGGCACAGGAGAGTCTCCTCCGTCCAAACACCCGACAAATCGGTGTGTGTGATCTTGAAAGCGCTTTGCACGCCGTGCACTCCTTCCAAGATGTAGTGGTCCAAGACACGGACCAATTCAGGATCGTAACCGAAGCTCAACTTCGCACTACGAGCAGCCCCCGCCACCAACTCAGACAACGGGATGTCAGAGTTACACGGAAAATGCATCAAACCGGCAATCATCTTGCCGGGATTCCCTATCAGAGCCAAACCCCCGCGAACAGGGACGAAAAACATCGAGCAAAAGCCAGTTTCCAAAATTGTCTCACGACAAATGGTCACTGCTTTGAACCCCAACGAATTCATCCCGGCCTGATAGTCCACGGGGTACCGAGCCATTATCACGCTATCGTCGCCCATGACGATGATGCGGAACTGGCTTTTCAAAACGCGAGGTGATTGCCCTGTGTTGCTGATATAAATCCAGCAATGGAAGAGGGCATTCAACAACGAGTTTCCGCATGACGTATGCGGAACACCGGACCAACGCTGGCCTGGGTGTTTGAAGCTGAACCCGGAGTGATGGTACGAAGTCACTTCCAGATTGTCGAGCAGATCCAACGCTGCTCGAGGCGCTCCGCACTTTTCGAAAACCCAGTTCTCGAGGCGCAGAGCCCAAGGACGGACTGAACCGTCGAAGGCGCTCACATCGTCTTCACACACTTTGGGCAGATGCTCTCCGGCAACTGCCCATGCGCCAACGTCCAAGCCATTCATGCCTGAAGCGTATGTGACAAAATTGTCCGTGTTCCACTTGTGCTTGAGCTTTCTACCAAACGGGTTGATAAAACTAGCCACTAGCAGCGTGAACTCGGGCGTCGAACCGCTAATGATTCGAGGCGTTTTGTCACTCGTCCCACCCAACCCGTAGTACATGTTCTTCTCATCTTTATGGAACACTGTACGGGCGCACATCTGGCGAATTTGGGTGCGCGACAAGCGCGTGTGGGGTGTGATCCCCTCCTCGTCTAGCAACGCCGCTGCGCGTTCTAGACCAGCCTTCACAGATGGGCTGGCATTCGAATCTTCGATCACGCGGGAGTAGGAATCGCATTCGATGCGACCAAACCCGTGAAAGAACAGTCCGAAATTTGTCTTAACAAAAGACGTGAACGCAGCCACTGCGGCCGGGTCGTCGTCCTTTTTGAAGGGACCGACGACTCTCTCATACAGACCTTGCATAAAGGCTGAAAAAGAGCGTTCGTGGGCGTGGGTTGACAACCCGCCCACTATGGATTCTCCTGCTTGCCCCACCTCGGCAGGGGCAACAGGTTCTTCCACCTTCGAAAAGTTGAGAGTGATGCCCTGACGCACCACACACTTACTAACCTTCTCGGTATTGCGCAAAGCCTGCGCACGTCGACGAGCCAAAATGGGATCGTCGGATATTGTGGGGAGATCACTGTCAACCTCTCCCCACAATGAGTGGATTAGGGAGGAGAACATCACCCGCGAGCTTGTCCGTTAAGACAAGCCGCGTGACGTACCTCCAACCCCGGTCCAGGGACGCTACCACTCACACTCTGAGGAGTGATCGTAATGGCAACGTCGGCCAGCTTTGCGCCACTCACAGTGAGCGGTTCGGCCTGCGCCGGAAGGAGCTTGTACTTATTCGACGGTACGTAAGCTCGGAGTTGCTGCATCGCCTCGAACAAACGTTTCGCGGCGCTAACAACAGCTCGATCTTTATTTTCCACCTCACTAAGAGGGCCACCCAACTCTCCAAAAGTTCGGACGACTCTCTGCGGTAGAAGAGGTTCTGGACTCGCCAGATCGCGGTAAAGGACCGCGAATATCCCGCAGATCACAGCCAAGACTGCCATGATCCATGCGAACCAAATGGTGGGTCGTGAGAGAATGAGTACGACTCCGAGAACCAACTCGGAGTGCGCATTCAGAGCCCTCTCAACCCTGGTGGTCCGCGACTCTTTGAAGAGCGCGAGATCTCGGTACTCACGATGAGTACCGATCAGCCAGAATACGGCATTGCCGTAAGCGACCATGTCGTCGGGGTTCTGGACATCGGCCTGCGACTTCGCAAGTCGCGCCGTATAGTCCCGGACTGCCGCCGGCATACCCATCGAGGGCACGGATCTCCACATCTGTGACATAGTGGAGTTGTGGAAAGTGATTGGCACACTGCAATGCAACCACTTCAGGTAATGGTGACGGAAGAATCCACCATACCGCCAACGGGCTCCCAGAAAGAGAACCGTCAGCACGGGGAGCACCCACGAGTGCTCCACCCATGTGCGTCCCGTCATCAAGAACGGGAGACACACGAAAAAGAAGACGCCGCACACCATCGCATAGGTGAACGCGTTGACCGAGAGACCGTAGTCCTCGTCAGTCCACCATGCCTGGTAGTGGATCTTCATCAAACCTCCGGCCACACCCGTGCGGCTTTCAGCTCGATCGGCAAACTGGGTCAATTGAGAAGGATTGAGACCCATGTGCCCTGTTCCCATGGGGTGCACATCACCACGCATGAGGTTGTCAGTCGGAGACTTATTGCACATCGCAACCAAGTTGGTGCTTTTGTACTGCTTCAGGACTTCAGTGGTCACATAGGCCCGTTCACTCGCGAAGACAGTGGCTTGCACCATGCCTTCGTGAGTTTGTGGGACTTCCACTTTGTCCTCCGACTTCGGTTTACCCTTCTTCGAATGGGCTCCCTTGCTCACGCCGTTTTCTTGGCGCCGCTCGGAACGGTTTCCTCCGTTTTTGGGGGCATGGCCACCGCGCCCGCCCCTGTTTCCTGACTGGGAAACTGAATGTTTTTGTTCACCGTGTGTTGCATTCACTGCACACGGGTTTTGGCTTGCTTTAACCGCAGCTTCGGGCGCCTTAGACCCTGAGCCTTCACTCTCCGGAATTTTGTCGGAGCAGTGGCCACCCGGTGATTTGCCGAGTGGTACCTGTTCGATGCTATTGTAAGACTGCATCGTGAATTCAAATTTTGGTAAGATGTGAAACTTCGGCCGTGTTGTGCTCGCTTTTGCACGCGACGACTCATTGGTCTAAACCTCCAACCAGGTTGCGACCCATACAGGGTCGCATAAACGCGCTACTGTTAGTTTGAGCGCGCACGTCCCCTTAATCACGGGATACAGTTCCTACCCTGCCGGGTGTGGTATTTACTGCTAGTCGGAACGCGGCTGGCAGGAAAATAGTC